CTACACACCTAGGTCCTTGGTTATTAGGGACTGTTAAAAACACATCTGGCACCACTGCTGGTACTATCCGCAACACAGGCTGTACAGCCGTTGCTCAATCTGCTGCTACTACTGTAGCTGACACGACTGCAAAGACTTTGTTTGCTTTGCCTGCTGGGTCACAGATTCTCAATATTACCGTTAACATTACGACCGCTTATGCTGGTACGACTGGTAACACCATCACCATCCGTGCTGGAAGTACCATTTTGGGTACTGTTGGTGGGGCTACTACTACTCCTTTGTCAGTAGGACGTGCGACCTTCACCATTACGGATGCAAACATCGCTACTTTTGTAAACGTAGGCACTTCTGACGTACTAATCACCGCTACTTATGCGTGTGCTGGTACAGCTTCTGGCGGTGCAGCTACTGTTATCTGCGAGTATGTAGTCCGTAACTCTGATGGCGGTCAGTTCCAAACCACGTTTAATAATTAATCTGGTGGGTTAGGGTTTTCCCTAGCCCTCTTTAACTTTTTGGAGATTAATTATGGCAATGCAATATGACGTTAAGCAAGGGCATTTAAACCAAAGTGGTTTCTTTGTTCTTGGGCGCAACCGTGTTAAAGGCATTTCTTGGTACGGCTCTGGTGCAGATGGTGTTTTAGTGTTATTTGATACTACAACTGCTCCAGTTACGGCGAGTGTAACCTATGAGCGAGCAGGAACTTTAGTAACAGTAACTAAGACAGCTCATGGTCTTAATACTGGAGATATTGTAGGCATTCATTTTGGCGAAGCTAGTAGTGTAGCGGCAACAGACGGTAATTATTCTATTACTAGAACTGGCGCAAATACATTTACATTAACTGACATTAATAGCGGAACTGTAGCTAATACTGCAACAGCAGCATATGTTAGTGGTGGCGGTAGATGGTTAATAACGTATGAAAATGATTCTACTGATACCTTTAGTAACGCCCCAATTATTCCAGGCGAAGGCGTTTTAGCAACTAATGGAATTTATGCGTTAATGACTAATCTAGGCGCAGCACAAATTTACTACGGATAAAAAATGTCAGAAACAGTGCAAGCACAAGGTTCTTTTAATCTAGCTGGTAGGAAAATCATGCTTGGTCTTCCTGCTTACGACTTTAAAGTATCTGTAAAACTGGCTATTGCAATGGCTCAGTTTGCTGTAGAAGCACCTAAACACGGGGTTGATATTCAGATTTGCAATATCTCTGGATGCTCCGTTGTTTCTCGTGTTAGAAACCTGATTGCTAAAGACTTCCTAGCCTCAGACTGCACGGATTTGATGTTTATTGATTCAGATATTACCTTTAATCCACAAGACATCTTCCGTCTAATGGCATGGAATATTGACCCTAAAAAGGGTATCGTAGGCGGGGTTCCAGTAGCCCGTAAAAAGGGTCAGGTTTATATATCGACTTTAGAGCAAGATGCTGATGGCGGGATTTATATGAATTCCTACGGCTTAGTGAAAGCTAAACGGATTGCCACAGCCTTTATGTTGATTCGTAAAGACGTATTTGAGACCCTCAGAGACAATCATCCTGAGTGGAAATACCACGATGACCGAGTAGTAGATGGACATCCAGACAAGTTTTGCTATTCATTCTTTGATTTTAAATCTACCCCAGAAGGCTATGTAGGAGAAGATTATCTTTTCTGTGACCGTGCTACGGCTCATGGCTACGAGGTATGGATTGACCCCACCATTAAGCTAGGGCATTTAGGAATGGAAGAGTTTGCAGGTTCGTTTGGGGAAGAGTATCTCTATCCTCTTATTAAACCTATTGACTCCAAAAAGGATGTCGCATAATGGCTAAGACTCCTGCATGGACTCGCAAAGAAGGTAAGAACCCTGAAGGTGGTTTAAACGCTAAAGGTCGTGCTTCTTACAACGCAGCCAATCCTGGCAAACCTGGCTTAAAGCGTCCTCAACCAGAAGGTGGCTCAAGACGGGATTCTTTCTGTGCTCGCATGAAGGGCATGAAGAAGAAACTAACAAGTGCTAAAACTGCTAATGACCCTAATTCACGCATTAACAAGTCTTTGCGGGCTTGGAATTGCAAAGAAGGCGGAGTAGTTAGGGGTGGCGGATGTGAGATTCGTGGCAAGACCAAAGGGAAAATGGTATGAGCCAAGAAATGCTATATCTATGGAATGCAGTTCTAACATTGGCAGGAGTCCTTGTTGGTTTTTGGGCAAGAGAGAAATCCTCTGAACTGGCACGTCTTAACATCCTATTAAATAAAACCCGTGAGGAGGTAGCTCGTGATAACGTTACTCAAGCAGAAATTGACAAAATTATGGCTCATATTGACCAACGCTTTAACAAACTTGAAGTCAAAATTGACCAGCTTATTCAGGGGAAAATAAATGCCTAGCGTAAGCAAAAAACAACACAATTTCATGGCGGCTGTGGCTAGTAATCCCAAGTTTGCCAAAAAAGTAGGAGTGCCTCGCTCTGTCGGTGAGGAATTTTTAACTGCCGATAAGGGCAAAAAATTTAAACAAGGTGGAGAAATGAAAAATGATATGAAAAAAATGGCAAACGGTGGCATGCCTATGAATCCAAAAGCAGCAGCAATGATGAAAAAACGTGCAATGATGGGTGCAAGACCTGACCAGATGCAAAATCGCCCAACTATGGGTCGTCCAATTTCTCCCACTGCCGCTCCTGCTCCTACCATGCCTATGAAAAAGGGCGGTCGTATAGCTTCTAAAGGTGAACACCCAGTTCAAAAACAATCTAAGCGTGGTGCTGAGATGGTCAAAATGGCTGGCGGTGGTTATGTTAAATCTGCTGATGGTATTGCCAAAAAAGGCAAAACCAAAGCCACAATGGTCAAGATGGCTGGTGGCGGCATGGGCAAAAAATATTGCTAGGAGATTAATGATGAAATCATATTCAGAGGAGATGGAGTCTCCAGAGGTTAAGAAAAAAGTTGCTGATGCAAAACTTAAAGCACTTTTAAAAGCCAATCCAGTTAGCCAAACAGAACTTTCTGAGGTAAGTGAAAGTGATGCTGCAAAAGGTTTGCGTAATTACGGTCGCATGTATAAACAAGGTTTAGGCATGAAACCTGATACCAATTACGAATACAGCAAAGGCGGCAAAGTTGGTTCTGCGTCTAAGCGGGCTGATGGTATCGCTAAACGTGGCAAGACCCGTGGAAAAATTGTATGAGACCTAGCCGTGGCATGGGAGCGATTATGCCTTCTAAAATGGGCAAAGGCGTTAAGAAAGCCCGTAGGGATGACACTGATTTTACGCAGTATAAAGAGGGCGGCACGGTTAATAAAGCTGGTAACTATACGAAACCTAGTATGCGCAAGGCTTTATTTAACAAGATTAAAGCGTCTGCCACGCATGGTACGGGTGCGGGTCAATGGTCTGCTAGGAAAGCACAACTCTTAGCTAAAAAATATAAGGCGGCTGGCGGTGGCTATAAATGAGTGGTTTAGCAAAGTCTCAGCGTTCTTTAAAGGCTTGGGGAGTCCAAAAGTGGACAACCAAGTCAGGGAAGAAGTCGTCCGAGACGGGCGAGCGATACCTGCCAAAAAAAGCAATAGAAGCCCTAAGCCCACAAGAGTACGCAGCAACAACACGAGCAAAACGGCAAGGAAAAGCACAGGGAAAGCAGTTCGTACCCCAGCCGTCAAAAGTAAAAGCAAAAGTAAAACCTTACAGAAAGGTTAAGTAGATGGCATACACTACAGGCACAACCCTGTTTAATCTTGATTTCAATGAGATTGCAGAGGAAGCCTTTGAACGCTGTGGTATGGAAATGCGTACTGGTTATCAGCTACGCACGGCTAGGCGTTCTATGAATTTGCTCACCATTGAGTGGGCAAATCGGGGTATTAATATGTGGACAATTGAGCAAGGGCAAATACCTCTTGTAACAGGTCAGTCTTTGTATCCACTACCCGTAGATACTATTGATTTATTAGATACCGTTATTCGGCAAAATCAAGCAGCTACCAACCAAATTGACATTAGCATCACCCGCATTTCGGAGACGATGTATATCCAAATCCCGAATAAAACAACGCAAGGTCGTCCTATTCAGTTATGGGTTAACCGTCAATCTGGTTTAGAGAACCTAAGTTCAGCTACCCTTGCGGCTACTATTAATGCTACGGCTACTACCATTACCGTTTCTTCTACCGCTAACTTGCCTTCGCAAGGTTTTATTCGTATTGATAATGAAGTTATCTCGTATGCCAGCGTAGCGGATAATCAATTGCAATTGTGTAATCGTGGTCAAAACGGAACGACTGCTGCTTTGCATAATAGTGGTGCCGCTATTTATATTCAAAACTTACCTTCGGTAAACGTTTGGCCCACGCCCGATGCTGGTGGAGGGTATACATTAATTTATTATCGTCTTCGCAGGATTCAGGACACAGAAACTGGCACCAGAATTGAAGACATTCCATTTAGATTGTTACCAGCATTAATTGCTGGTCTTGCATATCACCTATCCGTCAAAAACCCAGAAGCCATGGATAGGGTTGCATTGTTAAAGCAAATATACGAAGAACAATGGAATCTTGCCTCTACGGAAGACCGAGAAAAGGCTTCATTACGTCTTGTTCCTCGTCAAACGTCTTGGTGATATATGGCAACTCAATACGCTTCTGGCAAATATTCAATTGCGGAATGTGACCGATGCGGGCAAAGATATAAACTTAAGGAACTTAAAAAAGAGATTATTAAAACCCGTCTCTTTAATATTAAAGTTTGTCCAACGTGTTGGGACCCAGACCAGCCACAGTTGTCCTTGGGCATGTATCCAGTTTATGACCCACAGGCTGTTTTAGAGCCTCGCCCAGACGTTAGTTATAGAGTGTCAGGTCTTAGCGGACTACAGGTTAACCCTAGCAATAACACAAATGTTAATGCCAGCGGTTTTCCTGAAGAGGGTAGTCGAGTATTTCAATGGGGCTGGAATCCCGTTGGAGGTTCAAGTGGAGTTGATGCGGGGCTTACCCCAAACAACTTAGTCTTGAATATTCAACTGGGAAGCGTAACAATATCAACTTAAGGAGTAATTTATGAAACACGAAGACATTAAAAAAGACATGCCAATGATGGAAAAGGTTGCTAAAAAAGCCGTCAAAGGTCACGAAAAGCGTATGCACAGCATGAAAAAAGGCGGTGTAACGACCATGGACATGAAGAAAATGGGTCGTAATTTAGCCCGTGTTGCTAACCAAGGAATGAAAAAAACCGCTGGAAGGGGTCGATAATGCCTAAATTCTCTAAAAAAGTAATGGGTAAAGAAGTGGGAGACGCTCAAGTCTATGCCCCTCCTCATACCATGAAGGGCAAGACAATCTCTGCTAAAGGATTGACCTCCAAGGGTATGACTGGTGCTGAAGATATGGCTACTATGAATATTTCTGTTGGCGGCATTAGCAAAACCCACGGCAAAGGCGTTGATAAATACGGCAAGATTGAAATGCGTGGTGCTGGAGCGGCGACTAAAGGCAGAATGTCTAGCGGGAAAATGGGATGAATTACACAGAACTTGTTACTTCAATAAATGACTATGCGGAAAACAATTTTCCGACTGCGGTAGTCAATCGCTTTATTGAACAAGCTGAACAGAAGATTTATAACTCTGTTCAGTTACCGTCTTTACGAAAAAACGTAACGGGCGTAACAAGTCCAGCTAATAAATACCTTTCCGCACCCGATGACTATTTAGCCTCGTTCTCATTGGCAGTAATCTTAAATTACAACACCGCCAATGAAGAGTATCGCTATCTTTTAAACAAAGACGTAAACTTTATTCGTCAGGCATACCCATTACCTGCGGATACTGGTGTTCCATACTATTACGCTTTGTTTGGACCAACCGTATCAGGGTCTACCATTACGAACGAACTGTCGTTTATTCTTGGTCCGACCCCCGATGCCGTATATCGGATGGAACTGCACTATTTTTACTACCCACAGTCCATCGTTACTGCCAACGAAACATGGCTTGGTGATAACTTTGATACCGCTTTGCTAAACGCTTGTCTGATGGAAGCCATTACCTATATGAAGGGGGAACCAGACATGGTTGCCCTATATAAGTCAAGGTATGACGAGGCTATGGGACTTCTTAAACAATTGGGCGATGCCAAAGAAAAAGGCGATGCTTATCGTAACGGTTTACCTAGGTATCCAGTCACATGATTACTCAAACCATTACCACCTCGTTTAAACAGAATATGTTTGCAGGAGTACAGAATCTTTCGACCGATACCATCCGTATGGCTTTGTATACGGCAAACGCTGATTTGAATGAAAACACCACCGTTTATACAGCCACGGACGAAGTTTCTGGGTCTAATTACACGGCGGGTGGCAATATCTGTCAGAACGTTACCATTAGTACATCTGGTAGCACCGTTTTTGTCAGTTTTGATAATGTCACTTGGACAAATGTTTCCTTTACTTGTAGGGGAGCCTTAATTTACAATCAAACACAAGGCAATAAATCAATTGCCGTACTGAACTTTGGCTCAGACAAACAAGCAGGACCTAATTTCACGGTGATTCTCCCTGCAAACTCACCGACAACTGCATTAATTCGAATTTAAGGAATAATCATGGAAATAACCACTACAAAAGGTGTTATGGATGAGTCTCTTTTAGAGAAAAAAGAAGGCTTGGTTGATAACGAAAACGAGTACACCACTTGGGTGGAATATTGGCATGAAGGTGAATTGGTTCACCGTTCTGCCCATGTAACCTTAAAGCGTACCCCATTAACGGCATTAGAAACACAACAATTAGGATAGAAATATGGCAAATACTCAATCCATGTGCACATCATTCCTTGGGGAATTGATGACCGCAACCCATAATTTTGGAACTGCTCCGACTCGTGGTTCAGGTGCTGCCGATACTTTTAAAGCAGCTTTATATTTAGCCAGTGCTACCTACAATGCCTCAACCACAGCTTATTCTGTAACTAACGAGGTAAGTGGTGCTGGATATACTGCTGGTGGCGTTACGGTAACGAACGCAACCCCGCCAACATCGACTAATTCATCAGCAACTGCTGGAGTGGGCTATTGGACTTCATCAGCCAGTATTGTTTATACAGGCGTGACGTTAACGACTGCGTTTGATGCTATGTTGCTTTATAACAGCAGCCAGTCAAACAAAGCCGTTGCCGTGTTTACATTTGGTTCTCAGACTATTACTTCTGGAAACTTTACGTTAACAATGCCAGCAAATACCACTTCGACTGCTTTATTGCGTTTGTCGACTACCTAATCGGGGGTTTAAATGTCCCTCGGTTGGGGTGATGACACTTGGGGGTATGGTCCTTGGGGTGGTGGACAGTTAGACCTTACAGGTGTAGTAGCACAGGGGCAGACTGGTAGTGTAGGAGTAGACATCACCATTGCCCTAACGGGCGTTGTTGCATCGGGTAACGAAGGAGACGTTACTGCGAATATAACCGTGGAGTTGAGCGGTGTATTTGCTCAAGGTTTTGTAGGTGATGAAAGTGATGGAATTACAGTTGCACTGACGGGCGTAGATAGTATTGGTGCAACGGGAACAGTAACAACAAGTCAAGTAGTCGCATTAAGCGGTGTCTTGGCTAGTGGTGCGGCGGGAACGGTTATAGCAACGCCTACGTTCGCATTGACAGGTGTAGAAGCTATAGGTGCCACAGGCACCGTGGCACATGAAAAAGACGTTGCCCTAAGCGGGGTCACGGCTACAGGAAATGTCGGCAGTGTTAGCGACAATATCACAATAGGATTATTGGGTGTTTCGGCTAATGGTTTAGTCGGAGATGAGTCTGAAGATAATACGCAAGAACTCACTTCGGCATCAGGAAACGGAACAACAGGAACGGTTGCGACTAGTTTTGAAAATTTCTTAACTAGCGTTTTAGGCGTAGGTAGTGTTGGGTCAGTTATCTCAAACAGAACGGTTGCCTTAACAGGCGTTTCTGCAAGAGGTTTAACGGGACAAGTTGGTTATCAATATTGGAGTTTAATTGACGATGCACAGAACGCAAACTGGACTGGAATTAATGATGCACAAAATGCAAACTGGAATGAAATAGACAACACTGAAAACGCTAACTGGACTAACATAACAACAGTATAGGAATTAACATGGCATCTACTTACTCACCGCTTAAAATAGAACTTATTGCCACTGGAGAACAGTCTGGTATTTGGGGAACAACCACCAATACTAACCTTGGTACAGCCATTGAAGAAGCCATCACAGGCTCGGCAGACGTAGCTTTCTCTAGTGCGGATGTCACAGTCACCCTAACAGATACAAACGCCTCTCAAACTGCTCGTAACCTGCGTTTAAACCTAACAGGCACTTCAGGCGGGGCAAGGAATCTTATTCTAGGCTCAGGCTGCCAAATTGAAAAACTCTACCTGATTAATAACGGATTAGCAGATGCCGTCACGGTAAAAAACACAACAGGCACAGGCATAGCCGTTCCTGCTGGGAAAACCATGTTTGTCTATAACAACGGTACAAACGTTGTTGATGCCGTAACGCATCTTACTTCTCTTACCACAGGAACCCTATCCGCCAGCGGAGCTACTACCTTTACGGCTGGAACAGCAAGCACCTCAACAACTACTGGTACGGCTGTAATTACAGGCGGTCTGGGTGTAAGTGGTCGTATCAATGCAGCTAACTTTGATGGCATTGTTGGGGCAAACACAGCAGCAGCAGGTACATTCACTTCACTTACAGACTCAGGCAATCTAACGTTTACCTCTACTGGTAATAGAATCCTTGGTGATTTTAGTAATGCTACTCAGTCTAATCGTGTTGCTTTTCAAACAAGCACAGCCAACTCAGCCACATCTGTCAATGTTCTTCCAAATGGAACATCTACAACTGCTGTATTACGAACTTTTAACAATTCAGACCCTACAAACGCAGCAGAAATAAGCATTTTTGCGTCAAGTTCAACAAATAGTTTAATTTCTGGCATTACAGGAACAGGCACATATTTGCCTTTAACAATGCTTACAGGCGGTAGCGAAAGACTACGCATAGATACAAGTGGTAATGTATTAGTAGGTACAACTACTGGAGTTGGCGGAAATCGCTTTACTATTGTTGGTGGCGGTATTCAACTAAGTGGTGGCACAACTGCTCAAGAGGGTGTTCGTATTCAAAGAGCAACTGGCGTTTGTTCATTTACTGGTATTAATAACGATAACAATGCTTATAACGCTTTATCATTTGCTACTAGCGCATCAGAAGCAATGCGCATAGACACAAGTGGTAATGTAGGTATTGGCACTACTACCCCTACTTTTATTACTGGTACAGGTATGGAAGTTTCACGAACTGGTGGAACAGCAGCAATACAAGCAACTCGCACAGATGCATCCATTGCTGGTGGAATAGCGATTC